TGCAAATACAGACTAAAAAAAACAAAAATCACTTAAGTTACTAACGTTAGTTCCTAAGAAAATGATTTTTTCCCTATATAATCAACTAGATATTAGTTAAGTAACTATAGTAATAGAATTATTAATAATAATAAATAGGTGAAAAAAATAGGCATATAGGGATAATTACTATTATTAATATTTATGTATATAGGGGTGTTTTTATATATGTGTATATATATAAGGGGTAACTATAGTTACGAAACCTATTAGTTATTGATTTTAAAAGGGAAAAAGCGTTTTTGCCGTTACTAACGTAAGTAACTATAGTGATTAACATAAAAAAATGGCTTTTGTTCGCGCAAAAGCCATTATGTAACAATTGATTAATTATTAAGCTTTGGCGTAATATCTCATGACCTTCGGGCCTCTTTTTGGTTGTACTTCTTCCTGTATGGCTTCGTTATTGTTAACAAGAAAGTCCAAAGCCTTTTGTATGTTTTCCTTATCTATGCCTCTAAGCTTGTTAGAAATAACGCCAACCGATGCGCCGTTTTTCAGGTCTAGCCGGTGCTTAACTTTGGATAATACCTCTTCACTTAGGTTCTTTTCATCCGCTGCCATGTTAGCGCCTGTAAGGTTTATCTTGTTTTCAATGTCTTTTTTAATTAATGCATAAGCCCATTTAACATGAGCAACGGTACGTACACCACCATCGCCCATCGCTAAAATCATAGAGACTTTCAAGACAAGCTCAAAAGCTCGTCTAACAATAGCCTCTAGCCCGTTGGTTTCCATTGCGTGTTCTGCCATGTCGTGCAACGTGTCTTGTATAGCCTCTAACAAGTCCATGGCGTCATCGTTTGTTGTAATTGGTGTTCTTGTGCCATTGAATTCAATTCGCGGCGCATTGTAAGCGCTAGCGCTTCCTCCGGTATTCAGTGCAATTAATTTATTTTTCAACTGGTCAGATAACTTTGGCTTCTTAAAGCGCTTTTTTGCTGGCGGGTTATTGTTTTTTTCTTCAAATAATATTGCGCGACCTATAAAGCCGTTTGTAGCCTGGGCAAAACTAACAATATTATTAAACGTTGAAGGCGTGGTATAACCAGACAGTGTTAAAAATGGCTTTGATATGTAACCGGCGTTTAGTTGTAAGCCTAGCGCCTGCAAGCTTTCGAGTTTCTCATGGTGAAAAGGTTTAGCCTCGTTATTATCAATCAGCTTGGTAATGGCGGCTATTTCTTTATTTAATTCTGTTGTTATTGCTTCGCCAAAATCAGCGCCAAGGGGTAAATTTCCGTCCGCTTTGGAATAAACCGACATTAGCGCACCAATAATGCCACCAAGGTATGAGGCTGCACCGCCTTTGCTAGCGCTTTCTATTTTGTTTAGCAAGATGCCAAACTCGTCAATAACATAACTTACAAGCTGATGCTTATAAACATTGCGGTAAATCTCCTGCTCTGACTTTATAACGCCGTAATTAGCTTTCCCAAGGCCCGCACAAATTAACAATTCTGATTGTGCTTGCTGTACTGCTTCTTTACCTGTCGCGCTCCCTGCGACATTAAAAGCAAAAAAATTAGGTGTAACGCCGTATGATTCATCTTCAAACCTCATGCCGCCAATATTAGCAACAGACATTAGCCCCGCTGCAACTGCTAAATGTTCGCGTGGGTATCTTGAGCAACTGTTAATGTAATTTATGCAGTCACCGACTAAACCAGGCGCTTTCTTGGTGTCAATATCATCTGTAAATAGTGGATCAACATCGTAGGTTAACGTTGTTTCAAACGTAACCGGTTCAATATAGCCGTTTTGTTTTGCCCGCTGTATTAATGTGCCTATTGTCACCCGTGAAGGATTTTTTCCGAAGCTGTGGTATTTATTTTCCATTAAATCAGGCTGGTACTTCTCGCTTTTTCTGCTCCATGTGTCCCAAACCTGAAAACCCTCCTCGCCTAAGCTCTCATGAATAATCATCCCTATTTCTAGCCATTCGTCATACTCTAAATCTGAATTGGTGACATATTCTAAGTATTGCTGTATTTCTTGCTCTGTAACTACGCCGCTATTCGCTGAAAACTCTTTTTTAATTTCTATTTTTTTTGCTAGTAAATCAAAAAGAACTGTAGGCAGTTTTCCCACTTCATCTGGGAAACCTTCTTCCACTTCGTAAATATTGCCGCTTTCATGCATTGAGCTTGCACCCACTACAAAGCCTGAGCTTTTAAAATCAATTCCTTTATAAGCTTTTAGATTGCTGTGTAATCTTTCTGCTCCTTCGTGTTTGTAATAGATATGCCAACCGCCGCCACCTGTGGCAACTACAAAACTCGAATCCTTTTTATAGTCGATGCCGGTATCTTTTACTAGTTGATCATAAGCCTCGTTACCACCATTGCGTGGGTCGATATCTATAATTAAATAGCCGCTACATAAAACGCCAAAACCTGTTGAGAACTGGCCCGTCATTTCCATGCAAGCAACCTGGTCTTGCGACCAATTAGGGGTATGTTGCCAATTCGAAACTCGCGGGTGCTTATAATAAGCCTCGCAGTCTTTATTTCCGCACTCACATAAACCCTTGTTTAATCCGTATAAACCAAAAACTCTAAAGCCTGCCTTGTGATAATCTCTAAACATTTTTATAGCTCCAAGTATTCATGTAATGCCGCTAATACTTCTAAAGTGGGGTTTGTGTTTTTCCCGTCTCTAATGTTTTTAATTGTGTTGTAGCTAACGCCTGTTTTTTTCGCTACAACTATAATGTTTCTGTCCTGTAACCTGTGTACTATTTCCGTTAATACCTTTTTCATTGTGTGCACCTTTTTTTAATTAATATTGAAATTAAATAAATAATATTACATTTTATTGTTGACATCAACTATTTTAATATATAATCTAGCTCTCGAAAAGTAGAAAAAAGGAGACAAATTCATGTCAATACTTTCAACAATAGCAAAGCCAAGCAACCGCCCGGTAATTGCTACAATCTTAGGTGATGCGGGTCTGGGTAAAACCTCGCTTGCGGCAACCTTTCCAAACCCTATATTTATTCGCGCAGAAGATGGCTTACAGGCTATACCAGAGGATAGCCGCCCTGATGCTTTCCCTGTTGTAACTAAAGCTGATGATTTATGGTCGCAACTTAAAGCACTTATAACAGAAGAACATGAATATCAGACGCTTGTTATTGATTCTGTGACAGCGTTGGAGCGTTTGTTTATAGAAAACATTGTCGAGAATGACCCAAAAAACCCGAAGTCAATCAACCAAGCGCTAGGTGGTTATGGTGCTGGTCTAAATGCGGTAGCTGCTTTACATGGCCGAGTACGTAAAGCTTGTGGGATATTAAACAATAACAAAAACATGCACATTGTTTTTATTGCCCATGCTGATACTGAGACAATCGACCTTCCAGATGGAGAACCCTACACCCGTTATAGTTTGCGCTTAGGTAAAAAGTCCACCGCTTGCTATGTCGATGAGGCTGACATTGTTGGTTTTATTAAGTTAAACACTTTCTTAAAAGGTGATGGCGAAAAGAAAAAAGCTATTTCGGACGGTACGCGATTGCTATCAGTAACAGCGACAGCCGCAAACGTCAGTAAAAACCGTTATGGAATAACGGAAGACTTAACAGTAGTACAAAACGAAAACCCATTTACCCCATTTATTGCAGGATTATAAAATTATGAACTTTTTCACAACTAGCGACAACCAAGCCATTCAAACAAACCAATCTTTTGACTTAGGCGGTGGCGATTTTGAGCCAATCCCAGAAAACACACAATTAAAAGTTGTTATTGATGAAGCAAAGTGGGATGAGTATGAAGGAGACAGATACATCTCACTGCGCTGGATGGTAATTGATGGGGAATTCAAAGGCCGCAAGATATTTCATAAGGTTCGCGTTTTGGATGGTAATACAACAAAAGCGGATAAAGCTAAAAAAATGCTTGCTGCTATTGATTCAAATGCCGGTGGTAAATTGCTTGCAAATGGGGTAATGCCTGATGACATGTCGCTGGGCCTAAACCTAACCAACAAGCCAATGGCTGTAGTGGTGGCAATCTGGGAAATTAACGACAAAAAGGGCAACTGGATAAAAGCCGTTAGCCCGCTAAATGCACAAGCGCCGCAACAACAAGCGCCGCAACAAGCCGCCCCAATGTCAACCGATTATGATGACACTATTGGCTTTTAATTAAAAACTAACTAAGACAAAGGATAAAAAATGAAAGAAAAATTCGAGTGTTTTTTAAATGTAGCACCAGAGAGCTATAGCGAACACATTGTTATATACATGGACACACTAAGGGGTGTTAACTGCTGGAACGATGACCACGACAGAGTTCTGGATAGTGCGTCAATGGTAGAAATAACAAAATGTATAGTCGACAGGCTTACTAAGAACGGCTTTTAATTAAAAACTAACTAAGACAAAGGCCGGCTAATAACTGGCCTTTTTAATTATTATGATTGAGCAACGCACGAAAGAATGGTTTGTACAAAGACAGAAAAAAGTAACAGGTTCAAACGTTGGCGCTATTTTGGGTTGTGATCCATTTAGAAAGCCAAAAGATGTTATGCGAGCAATGGTTCGTGATGCGTTAGGCGCTGAAAGTGAATTCAAAGGGAACATAGCAACAGAATACGGCACTAAGTTTGAATCGTTTGCACAAGCTGATTTTGAAATGGAAACGGGCCTTAACGTAACAGAAACAGGCTTCCACGTTCATAGTGAGCTTGAATGGCTTGGCGCTAGTCCTGATGGGTTAATCGGTGATGATGCAGTATTAGAAATTAAATGCCCTTACGGTAAACGTGATAGTAATGAATTTAAAAGCATAATAGAACAGCCCCATTATTATGCACAAATGCAAATAGAGATGTTCTGCACCGGCCGCAAAAAATGCCATTTTTACCAGTGGTCTAGTGCTGGGTCTAGCATTGATATGGTGGAATTATCGGCAACATGGCTTGCTGAAAACCTACCAAAGTTAAAATCGTTTTATGATGATTTTCTAATCGCTCTTGAATCTCCAGAAGTTCACCTGGTAGACCTTATACAAAACAAAGAAGCGCTTGAGCTTGTTGATAGGTATTTTACTGCCAAGATTGCGGCCGAAGAGTTAAAGGAAATAAAAAAAGAATTGATAGCGCTGGCAAACAATAAAAAAACCAATGTTAGCGGCGTTCTTGTTTACCCCATAAAAAGAAAAGGTGCTGTTAAATACAAGGATATACCGGAGCTTAAAGGCGTAAACCTTGATAAGTACAGGGGCGAAGACATAGAAACATGGGGTGTTAAATGAGCATAAAAGACAAGTTCAAAAACAAAACACAAATGAAAGCCTTTGTGGGTGAGTTATTGAGAGGCTCAGAGATTGGAGAAATTACAAATGAAGATGATATTTTTTTTCTTAATGAGCTATTGACTAATTATAGAGCGCAAGAAAAGGAAAAAAGAAAAATATTAAGGTTTTCTGTTGCACTCAATAAGTACAAGCAAAATCATTTTATGTACAGCTATTTACTAGACCGTGGGGGCGTTGAGTTTGATAGCTTTAGTTACACAAAGGCAATTGACTGCCTTTATGGTAAACGCATAACCAATAAAGACAAGTTTAAATCCGCAATGCGTAAAACGTTAGAAGATGATTTTAAGCAGTTTCGAGCCTCTTGGTTAAAGGTGATGCCCTATTGTGAGTTATCCGGCGATAAAATGACATCTAATAGTTGCCATGTTGACCATTATGGCGAGATGGAATTTAGGCATATTATTGATTCATTTTGTGAGTTAAATAAAATCGATTATGACTCGGTGAGCTATACAAGCACTTTAAATGGTGATATTTGTGCGGACCATGAAATAATAAAACTGTTTAGATTGTACCATGATAAAAAATGCAAACTTAGGGTAGTAACAGCAAAGGAAAATCTTAAAAGGGGTAAGCTATGACCTTCAAACTTCGCCCCTACCAGCAAGCCGCAGTTGATGCCACGACAAGCTTTATAAGTAAATGCCATGATGCTTGTTTGCTTGAACTAGCAACGGGTGCGGGTAAGTCGCTAATCGTTGCAGAAGTGGCAAAGTGGGTAAAAGAAAAATCAAACAAGAAGGTACTTTGCCTCGCACCGTCAAAAGAGTTGGTGATGCAAAACCGCGAAAAATACCTAGCCTATGGTGAACCCGCCTCAATATTTAGTGCAAGCGCAGGAAAAAAAGAGCT